AGAAGTACACTAATGTTATTAATTGACACAGACTTTTTAGCTTATAAAGCAGCTCAAGCATGTGAAGAGGGTATTGATTTTGGAGATGATGTCATTGTTGCTCAATCCAACTTTAGTAATGTTCTTAAAATATTTGAGCGTGAGTTAAAGAAAGTCACAACCGCTATGTTTGATGATGAGTTTATATTATACTTTTCAAGTCCTCAAAATTTTAGAAAGAAAATTTCTGCCGATTACAAAGGGCATCGAAATAGGCGTAAGCCTTTAGGATATAAAAGACTTGTCAATCATTGCCAAGATAAATACAGATTTGTCCTCCGAGATGGGTTGGAGGCAGACGATGCTTTAGGTATGGATGCAACGAAGTATCCAGACAAAGAAACAATCATCGTTAGTCCAGACAAAGATATGAGACAGATCCCTGGAGTCTTATGGGACATGAAAGGTGATGTTGAAGAAATTACAAAAGAAGACGGTGATATGTGGCATCTAATTCAATCGCTAGCTGGAGATCCAACAGACGGATACCCTGGCTGCCCTGGAATTGGAGTAAAACGTGCAACCGAGTTGCTCAATAAGCACGAGAACAAATGGGAAGCTATTTGTCAGGCTTATAAAGAAAGAGGGTTATCAGACGACGACGCTCTACTCAATGCACGTTTAGCTAAGATTCTACAACACACTGACTACGATTATGACCGCCAAGAACCAATCCTATGGACCCCAGTATTATAAACGGGGTAACATAGAAGTCTGGGATTTTATTAAAGACCAAGACTTAAACTACTTTCTCGGTAATGCTATTAAATACATTTGCCGAGCAGGTTACAAAGATGATCCTAAAAAGGATCTTGAAAAAGCTATCCACTATTTAGTAAAAGAATTATCACATGTCTCTGACGATAACACCAGACATACACAAGACATTCCTAAGCCAACAAGCACAGGAATTCCGAAAGACTTATTCGATTGGCAATTCGAGGGGTCGGGCACCTCGGACTAAACAGAAAGATTTAATCATCGAGGAATTTAAAGAGTTCCTTGAAGCTGAAGGTATGTTATTTAGAGATAACCCTACCATCAGAGCTGAATGTTTAAAAGAGTTAGCTGATATAGTCTATGTCTGCTATCAATACGCTGCTAATATGGAGTGGGATTTAGATGAGGCATTACATAGAGTACATGAAAGTAATATGTCTAAGTTAGATAAAAACGGTAATCCTATCTACCGAGAAGATGGGAAGGTTCTTAAGGGACCAAACTATGCACCACCCAATTTAGAAAATTTAGTTTAATGACTGCAAATGTTATCGCTCGTACAGGTCGAGTACAAAACTGGATTGATAATCCTGATGGCCGCTTGCCTGTTAGTTGCACTGTATTCGTGGTTGAAGACTCGATGGAGGGAGAAAATGGGATCGAAGCGTCTTGGCGTTTTGCTTCACATGCTCTCAGATACGGAGCAGGAGTTGCAATCCACCTATCCAAGTTACGACCAAAAGGAACTGAAAATGGCAAAGGCTTGGTTGCTAGCGGCCCAGTCAGCTTTGCAAAAATTTACTCAGTATTAAATGAAACACTCAGACGAGGCGGGGTCTATAAGAACGGGGCTATTGTTGCTCATTGTGATATTGACCATGCCGACATCATTGATTTTATTACAACTCCTAGACACGAGTTACCCTGGATCAAAAGGTGCGTCAATATTGACGACGAAAAGTGGAAAAATACTGATTCGCTCACACGAGAGGCATTAATTTATGGAATTAAATCAGGAGATATCTGGCTCAACAAAATCAAGTACGATGAAAAGGGAGAACGAATCTACGGGAATGTATGCTTGGAAGTTTACCTGCCCTCACGTGGAACCTGCTTACTCCAACACATTAATTTGTCAGCCTGTACAATCAGCGACATTCAAGGAGCTTGTGTTAGAGGTATGTCCGAGTTGTGCGAACTACATGGGAAGACAGGTGTTGGATCAACTGGCGAGTACCTCCCGTCCGAAACGGATCGCCAAGTCGGACTTGGATTCCTTGGACTAGCTAACCTTCTAAGAAGAGAAGGTATAACTTATGAACAATTTGGTAGAGCACTTGCTGTAGTCAACGAGGGTGGCTCAATAGTCACTGACGCAGAGAAGCTTGCTTATGAAATTAAGTTAGGTGTTCACCAAGCAACAACAGTTGCAAGAAATAATAATATGGTAAGAGCTTTTGCTATAGCTCCTACTGCTTCCTGTTCTTACAGGAGTAAGGACTTAGACGGGTACACCGCTTGTCCAGAAATAGCACCTCCAATCAGCCGTACTGTAGACAGAGACAGCGGCACATTTGGAGTACAAAGTTATGACTATGGCGACGTAGAGATCGCCAGTGAGGTTGGCTGGGACGCATATAAGCGTGTAGCAGATGGCTTCATGACGTTATTAAATAATACAGGACTTCTTCACGGATACTCATTTAACTCATGGTCAGATGTGGTAGCCTACGACGAACAGTTCGTGGAAGAGTGGTTGGCATCGCCTCAAACCTCCTTGTACTACAGCCTTCAGGTAATGGGTGACGTGCAAGACAAGAGCAGCGCATATGCTGCATTGGATGAAGCAGAAGTCAATGATTACTTGGAAGGGATTTTATCAGAAACCCCTACATGTGATTGTCAAGAATGAAAACACCATATGATAAACTATTTGAACGTAAAAGAAAGTGGTCCCCCGTTCAGACTACAGCAGGTAAACTCCGTAAAGGTTCTGAAGAGGCCATCTACCGTGCTCTCGCAGTACGTTGTTTGGAGTTACCAGTTGGTTCCTTCATTGAGGAGGGTCTTGAAAAAAATATTCCCGAACCAGCTAGAAAACTATTAATCTCTAATGTCAAAGATGAAGATAACCATGACCTTGCTCTCGGTTACATTGCCAACGCTCTTGGTGTTGACGAAAAAGCTGAGAAAGAAGCACTTAGACTACGGGACGCATGGGTATCCCATCCTGACCACACGATTGTCAAAGCCCTGGTAGCAGAACGTGCTATATTTTTTGTACTATTACCATTCAATAGATTCAATGGTGATGCAGGTTTGAGGACCGTCAGTGCAGATATTTCAAGGGACGAACAGATTCACGTTGCGACGAACTCACTTGTATGTAGTGAGCTTGGTCTTACGTGGAGTAAATCCTTAGATAAACTTAGAAAGGCTACAATCCAATGGATTATGGAACCACTAGGTAGAAATACTGAGGACAAATATTTAGACAGAAAATTTTGGACCGATTCTAGTGATCGGTTAATGTACGAAGGCAAAGCACCAGAGCTTTCTCAGACTAAGAACGCTCGTATGCCCGCATTTTTTGAACATGCAAATACAAACCTCCCAAAGTACGCTTAACTGGGGTAGCCTAGAGCGTTTACTTGATGATCTTGACCAACAGTTTCCAGACAAATTCCCTGACCATAATCTTTCCGATAAGGAGATAGCTTATAGGGCAGGACAAATATCTATTATAAGATTACTTAAAGAAAACCTATCACAATAAGATTATGTGCGGCGGTATTATTGAATCCATATTCGGAGGTGGCAGAAGGTCAGCTCCAGCAGCAGCTCCCGTGGCTCCACCTACTCCACCACCACCACCAGTACCTACCCAGGTAGCTCCTATAACACCACCTCCTACTCCAACACCTACTCCTATAACAGAGGATGAGACTAAGAGAAAGGCTAAAGTATCAGCTAAAAAGGTACAGAAGAAGAAGAGGTCAGCAGGTACATCTCAGTTACAAACTAAGAAGCCAGCTCAAGGTGGACTCCAAGGTATAAACACACCTCAAGGAGTGAACACTGGTGCAGGAACACCTACTAATACTACAACGTAATGAAAAACGCACGGCAAAGGTACAATAAATTATCTACAGACCGTGAACAGTTTCTTAATGTTGCTTATGAGTGTGCTGAATTGACAATTCCAACTCTACTGATGAGGAATGATAAGCCACCTGCTTATGCTCAATTTAAAACACCTTGGCAATCAGTTGGAGCTAAAGGAGTAGTCACACTAGCATCAAAATTAATGCTAGGATTACTCCCACCCTCCACAAGTTTTTTCAAACTCCAGTTAGATGACTCTAAGTTAGGAATTGAAATACCACCCGAAGCAAAGAGCGAGATGGACTTAAGCTTTGCTAAGATTGAACGTCAGATTATGGATGCTATTGCAGCATCAACTGATAGAGTTCAAATCTTTTCAGCTATAAAACATCTTGTTGTTACTGGTAATGCTTTATTATATATGGGTAAACAGGGTATGAAAATGTATCCTTTAAACCGTTATGTTGTAGAGCGAGATGGTAATGGTGACGTTATAGAAATTGTTACGAAGGAAAAAGTTAGTAGAGATTTAATCCCGATTGAATTAAATGATGATTCAGTTGTTGATGATGACACAAACAATGCTGATAAAGATGTTGATGTATATACTTGTGTTAAACTAGGAGCTAAAGGATGGTACTGGCATCAAGAGGTGCATGATATACTTATCCCAGGTAGTGAAGGTAAAGCTCCTAAAGATAAGAATCCTTTCTTACCTCTACGTTTTGTTACAGTAGATGGTGAAGACTATGGACGTTCAAGAGTTGAAGAGTTTCTAGGTGATCTCAAATCATTAGAAGCATTAATGCAAGCTCTAGTTGAAGGTTCCGCAGCAGCAGCAAAGGTTGTCTTTACAGTATCACCTAGCTCAGTAACCAAACCAGGAACACTTGCAAATGCAGGTAATGGTGCGATAATTCAAGGTAGACCAGATGACATTGGTGTTATACAAGTAGGT